GATGATGCGGCGGTACACCTTGGTGTCGGTGAACACGCCACGCTCGGACACTTCATAGTCCAGGTATGGCGACACGTTCAGAGCCTCAGCCAGAGCAGCACCGTAGGTCTTGCTCGCGCAGTCGCTGCCGCCTTGGGTGATGATGACTTCGTTGGTGCGTGGCCGGTCGAACGCAATGGCAGCGTCGAACTGTTTCAGCCAGGTCGCCTCTCGGTCCAGCATGGCGTTGGCCCCTACCCCGCCGCACTCTTCACCACGGTGGAAGATGTAGCCGCCTGGCACCTTGGCCTTGATCATCTCCAGCATGAGCCAGATGCCCGCCCCGTCGTCAGCACCCAGGCAGGAACCCGAGGGCACCATGCCGTCCTTGTCTGCGAACGAGGCAGCCTTCACGCCCTTCGTGGTCTGGGCGCCCATGGTCACGGCACCAGCGACCTGGCCCAGGATGATGTGGCCGAACGTCGGGTCATATGCCAGCGTCTGCACACCGGCATCCTCGCTATGCACCGTATCGACGTGGCAGCTGAACAGGGTCGAAGGGGTCTTGCCCTGCTTGTCCTTGATCACCACGACGATGCAGCCGCCAGCGCGGGTGTCCGGGTCGGCGCCACGGTCCTTGATCTCCTGGCGCAGCCAGGTCAGGAAGTTCAACTCGCCGGGGCTGGAGTGCTTGCGCTTGCTGGACAGGATGCGGGTCAGCGTCGCGTCCACCTTGTCAGGGATGGGGGGCGCTGCCAACACGACGCCCTTGGCGACGGTCGTGCCCGGTGTTGCCGGTGCCTTGGCGTCGCCCTTCGGCGCTGGGGCCGTGGCCTGGTTCCTGCTGTTGATCCACTCGTCCAGCTCGGCGTGCTCCAGGGCTGTGAGCGGCTCGGGCTTGTATGGGGGCTTGGGTGCTGCCTTGGCCGGAGCCTTGTAAGCGGGGTGCTCTGCGACCAGGGCGAGGGGCTTGGCTGCTTCGGCCACGGCGGGGGTTTTGGTGATGTTCATAGGTGTGTATCTGTTTTAGTGTAAACGCTTCGGCGCATCAAGCAGCCATCAGCTCATTGAGGGTGTTGCTCTCGATGTTGGCGGCGGGCGCTGCCGTGTCCTGGGTAGGTTGCTGGGCCTCCTTCAGCGCAGCCTCGATGGCGTCGGTCTCGTCCTTGATGGCCTTCAGGTACGCCTCTTGGATGGACAGCACGCCCTTGGCCCAGAACGCTTCCATCGCCTTGTTGGCGTCGTTGCGGGACTCCTCCTGGATGAACGACTCACCCTTGGCGATAGCCTCGGCCCTAGACAGGCAGCTTGTCCACCAGGCGGCAGAGTCCGCGCGCTGGTCATAGGCCGAGCTGAGGCTGCCATACACGTCAACGCGTCCCGTCACCAGACGGCCGAGACGCTGCACAGCAGCAGGACTGTGGTGCTCGTAGTTGCGTGCTACGGTGCCAGCCTTGCGACGCAGCCTCGACACGATGCCTTCCGGTGCAGCGAAGTCGATGGTCTTCCAGAAGAGGGCGTCGTAGCTGTCCTCACGAACCATCCCCGTGATGTCGAAGCACGGCATGTGGACAGTTGCCACCTGGTGGGCCTGCTCCCACTCGCCGTTGAGCGTCTGGGCGACGTTGTGATAGCAGCGCACCAGTTTGCGACCGCTCGACGTTGTGACGGTCGGAGCGCCCTTGTCCACCAGCACTGCCAGGTGAGCACGAGTGCGGTGGGCAGGCTTGGCCGTGGCCGGGACCATCGACTTGTGCTTGAGCGTGTAGGTCCAGTCGGCGTCCGAGTCGCCTTCCTTGTAGACGTGGACGGCCACGTCTTCGCCCTTGACGATGCGGTACTGCCCCTCGACGGCGACACGCACCCACGGTTTGTTGTCGCCTGCCTCGTGGATGCTCTCGATGATCCAGGTGTTCGCCAGGTCCGGGTAGAACTCAGGGTCCGGGCGAGCGTGGCCCAGGTACTCGTGCTCCGCGTCGCGGTCCAGGTATCGCGTGCCGCCGAACGCGAAGACAGGGGAATCAGTCCACACCAACAGGGTCATGCGGTGCTCATCCACCATCTGGGCAGAGACCATGCCTGCATCAGCGGAAGCGCGTCGGTAGAGCTGTCCGCCGCTGAACACCGCGACGGGTCGCTTCTGGCGGGACTGGTACGTCACACCGGTGCGCTCGCAGGTCCACTCCTTGACCGGGGTCTCGTACAGGTCCAGGCGGCAGTACGTCGTCGCGCCATGCACCTGGAAACTCTCCATGCTCATGCCGCTGGCAAGGGAGCACTCTCGTGCGTAGCCCTCGGCCTCGTCCTGGTCCATGATGGTAGGCACGCCGTTGTCCAAGCGCAGCCAGCGTCCCCGGCTGTAGTCGCCCGGGCCGTCCACACCATCGAGGTAGGGCACCAGCACACGGAGGCGCGGCTGTGCCGTGTTGTGGTTATGCAGCACGATAGATGCCAGCTTGGCTCCAGCGAATCCGATCTTCTTGTACCCCTGGTGGTTCAGCGAACGCTCCAGGCGGCGGGCCACTGCCGAGTTGTCTGCCGGGTACACACGCACCCAGCGTTTGTCTGCCTCGTCGGCGGGGTTCTGCCACACGATGGCTCGGGCGATCACGTCATCAGCACCATCCTGCGGTGCCGTCATGTCGTCGCGCAGCGTCGCCACGGCGAAGCCTGGCGCCACGTAGCTGGTAAGGGGGTGGATCTTCTTGCCGTTCGGCCCCGTGTTGTTCTCGAACCGGTCGGCGCTGTAGCGCATGCAGCTCTGTGCGTTGGCCGTGCCGAAGCGGCAGGCGTTGATGAACGCGTCGGTGTTCTTGCTGCCGTCAGCCAGGATGGCCGGGGTCAGGTGGATGTCCGTGCTGCGGGAGGCAACCCACTCACGGGCCAGCGAAGCAACCCACTTCTCGGTTGCCAGCGGCAGGTATTTGCGCAGGAACTTCTCCGGCGTGGTCTTGATCTGTTTGTCCTGCTCGCCTGCCGTGCGGTCCGGCGTGTAGGCGATCATGTTGGGGTCGTCCAGGCTGATGTGAGGCATGGCCGACAGCATGTACGGAACACTGGGCAGGATGTCGGTGAACGCCAGCTCCCACACGCCGTGCGCTGCACGCAGGAAGTCTCGGAAGGCCCACCAGTTGTGGGGGTGGAAATTGCTGCGGGACATTTCGTCCTGGTTGAGCGAAGGGAGCTGCAGGCGGGGGTACCGAGTGCACCACTTGCCGTCTGCCTCGGTCATGGTCTCGGTGTAGAAACGCAGCTCGGGCTCCGTCTGCCCAACGTAGTTGGGGTGGCAGCGGTACATATTCGTTGCGTGGCAGGCGGCAATCCACTTGTCGAGCGTGGCCTTGTCCTTGATCGGGTTGCGCAGCCACTCGAATGCAGCCTCTCGGGTGGCAAAACGTTCAGGAGGAACGGCGGGGGTATTGCTGTTGGTCTTGGTCAGCATGTCGGTATCTCTCTGTATGTGTTTGTGCTACCGCAGGAAGTGCTTTTGTGTAAACACTTCCTGCTGCTGGTTGATGCCGTGGTTTAGGCGGCAGCGGCTTCAGCCAGCTGGCCCACGGCTGCGGCCATGGCGACCATGCCGTCACCCACGGAGCCCAGCGACGTGATCTCGATGGTCACGCGCAGCTGACGCTTGCCGTTGCCTTCCAGGGCGTTGAGCAGCGCCTGGACACCGGCCAGCGCGTCCACGGTGGTGCCGTTGCCGGAGATGGCGCCGACACCGGGCTGCTGCACGGCGGGCTGTGCCACGGTGGCGTCATCGAGGGACTGATTCGCCGGGGCGGAACTATGACTGGAAGCCTCGGCCTGCACCGCATCGGGCGCGAAGCCGTCGTACACGCCGAACTCGGTCTGCTGCAGGTAGGCACGCGGGTTGCTGTTCTTGACGTACAGCTGGCCGTCCAGGTCATCGAAGCCGAGCTTCAGTTCCTGCGGGATGCCGAACTGTTCGCGGACACCGGCCCACAGGGACTTGCGATCCTGCTTGGCCTGGTACGGGTTGGTGACTGCCTTGGTCTTGGCAGCGGCGAAAGCGTTGATGACGTTGGTGTTCAGAACGATCTTAGCCATGGTGTGCTCCTTATCTGGTAGCGTTGAAAAACCCACACAGCCTGGCTAGTCCATGTGGGCATAAAGAATCGATGCTCGGCAGTCTACGTGCTTTGGTGTAAACGCTTTTGCATTAATGTACAGCAATGTGTGTTGATGTCAACGGATATGGTATGGCGGGTGTACCGGCTGCTGCTCGTGCAGCCAGGCGAAGGCAGGGTCGTCCAAGGTGTGGACTGGTGTGATGATGGGGGCTGCTGGGGCTGGTGCAGCGACTGCCTGGCCGGGTATATGCAATGGCGTCAGCTCTACCCTGCCAGGCACAGGCGGGGGCACGCGCTTGTGGGCGTTGGCCAGCATCTGCTGCACCAGGGCCACGGCATGGTCTGCTGGTATGCGCTGCAGCAGCTTGCCCCAGGCGTATGTCCGCAGGAAGCCCCGCTGCTTGTTCGTCGTGCGACTGCTGCTGTCCTGGTTGACCAGCACCACATCGCCCAGGTCGATGGTCAGCGGCCAGTGCTCGCCGTAGCTGAAGGTGCAGAACACATCGAGCTGCGAGACGCCGGTCATGTCGCGGAGGTTCAGGCCGAACAGCGTGTCGTTGCAGTTGAACGCTTTGCGCTGCCTGGCATAGTGCGCTGCGTGCCTGAGCGGGATGCGGCCACCCCGCAGCGGTTTGATCTTGAAGGTGCTCATGGCTGCTCCTTGGGCTGGGGCCACTGCGCCCATGCCATGGATGTGATCGTCGGCGTGACGCCGAGGTTCGGGTGTAGCGCCTCTGCCTTCTTGCACGCTTCGGTCAGGCTGCTTGCCAGGATGCCCCGCACCCAGCGGGTGTTGTGCCGATTCAGCTTCCGGTGCAGGCTCTGCACAAGTACGTCGTAGAACTTCATGATCTGCTCGTCAGCCGAACGTCTTGGCCAGCTGGTCTGCCTTGGTGCAGAGTTCGCCCAGCGCGTCGTAGTCGGCGGGTTGCATGTCCCGGATGACAGTCGCGGCCTGTGCATAGGCTTTGATGTCTTCCAGGGTTTCAACGTAGGCGACCAGCTCGGGGGTGATGCTGCGCCCTGCTTCGATGGTTTGTTTGGTTGCCATGGTCTGCTCCTTCAAGCCAGCCGCATGGCTTCGACGACGAACGTGTCTTTGTTCACTGCCGTCATGCTGTTGCCATTACCGAACGCCTTGCTGATGGCAGAGGCCAGCGCAGCACGGAACGCGTTGGCTTCAGGGAGGCTGGGGAACGTCCACTGCAGCACGTCATGCACGGCCATGGCCCGCACGCTGTCGATGTAGCCCATATCCTTGGCGAAGTTGTTGGTCTTCTTGCGAGTGGAGACAGGCTTGACTTCCAGCTCGCCGAACTCAGCGCCATCGGGTGTGATGACTTTGTACTTGGCGCCGGAGGCGTCCAGCATCATCAACGCTTTCGCCAGGGCCAGCGCCTTGATGTTCGTGGGCGCAGGGGCTGCGGTAACTGCGGTCATGGGGTCTCTCTTTCTTTGGGTTGGTCAGTATTCGGAGGGCAGGATGCAGCTGAACGTACCGTCGCCGTTGTCGCTGACGTACAGGTTCCACTCCTTGTCCGGCAGGTCCGTGATGTCGATGTCCTTGGACCACTGCACCGGCAGGCCATCTTCCAGGCCCATGGTGAGCGTGGCCCTGCCGCCGCTGGCGTTGACCGTGACGATGCCCAGCATGCTGTGATGCGGGTTCTTGGTCTTGAACACGGCGGGCAGCTCGGTGCCCAGGATGTCCAGCAGCCAGTAACAGCCGGTCTCGGCCAGGGCCTGCACGCCGTCCGAGTACAGGAATTTCGGGTACAGCGGGCTGCGGAAGAAGTGGTTCGCGCCGTTGCGCGACTCTGCCAGGATGGAGAGGAACTTGTCTGTTTGCATGTGTGCCTCGGGGGTTGTTTGGGGTCAGGTGATCTCGGACAGGGCGAGCACTGCCTTGGCGAGATTCGTGTTGGTCGAGCTGCTGTCCCGGGGGTAGGTGACGCACTCGACAGGCATGCTCCAGTACATGCTGTCCTCGCCGAACCTGCCGATGATGCTCGGGTCGCTGCCGTAGCAGCGGTACCAGTCGGTGGGGTGGCCGTTCACGATGCTCTGTGCAAGCAGCTTGCACTTCGGGCAGGTGTGGGTGTACCGGGGGGCGCTGCCCTTGGTGGCGAACTGGAACTGCAGCATGGTGTCAGTCCTTGCGCAGGCCGAACCACTGCAGCTGCTTCCTGCTGCGCTTGCCAGCACGGCGCTCTGCCCCGGCTTTGCTGTCGGAGTACAGACCCCACGTACCAGCACGGGACGAATACTGCGCATAGCACGCTGCCCCGGTGTCCTTGCTGCTGCGCAGGTACAGGCCGTCACGCACAGGGCGCTGGTCGCCGTTGAACGGCCCCACGATGTTGGCCGGGTTGACGCGGGCCTTCTTGGCGACGCGGTTGATCAGGGCTTGGGTGTTGTCGGTTGCCATGGGTTCCTCTGTGGTGGATTGGGTTGCAGTATATCGGGTTGTGCTGTCGTGTAAACACTTTTCTGTTTACATGATGTTGTGACCGTCGCGTTGGCAGCAGTCATGGTCTGCACTCTGCTGCGCTGTCATGCGTGCATCGGAGCTGCCTGGGTGCCGGTGGCACGGAGCCAGAACTGGAACTCCCAGACCGGCATGCGCTTGCGGCAGACGTAGTGATCGAAGCCGAAGGATCTGCCGTGCTTGGTGATCGTGTCAGCGAACAAGGCGCTGAACGGGATCGTCGGGGTGCCGGACATGATGGCCTCCTATATATGTATGTGTGGCGGGGCCGTGGTCGGCTCAGGATTACAGCCAGCCGAGGGCCAGGGCTGCAGCGGTGATGAGGGCGATCAGCAGGATGGCGTGATCTGCCTTGCGGTGCTCGGTGTCCAAGTGGACAGCTGCGGGCTGGTGTCGTGTCATGGTGTCGCCTCGTCGGTTGCGGCATGGATGCAGATGAAAAGGTCAAGGGCCAGGAACGCTGCCAGCCCCAGACTCGGGGCCTCGTAGAGGGCTGCGACGACGCCCACGGCCATGCTGATGACGGCCAGCCACAAGGAGGCACGGCGGAAAAGCTGCTTCATGGTGGTGTTCAGGGGGCTTGTGGGCGGCTCTTGAAGGCCGGTGATTGATCCATTAATCCAGCCGTGAGAGGATTTGATGGACGAGATGAATTCGGGAACGCGGGATTAATGGATTAATGAAGCCGTGTGATTGATCCATTGATCCAGGCTCGGGGGAAGTTGAAGCCGGACATGAATTCCTTGCGACGGGATTAATGGATTAAACAGGGTAAACCCTAGGTACGTCATTGATCCATTGATCCAGGCCAGCGGGAAGTCGTTGGCAAAGATGAATTTGGAAACGCTGGATTAATGGATTAATGAGCATTGATCCAGGCCGGGGGAGCTGCTGGCTTAATCAAACAGGCTGCTGGATTAATGAATGGATTAATGCAAGTTGTTGATTTGTATAGGAAAAAAGGTGTTTTTCCGTTCATTAAGCCATTAATCCAGCTCAGCGGAATTCAAAAGCTGCAACTCTGTTGTGGTGTTGTGCTGCATGCAATAAAGTGCATCTTTTATGCTGCACTGCAGCAAAACAGAACACAGGAAGGAGATCATTAATTCCAAAACGCTGGATTAATGGATTAATGGATTAATCATCTAAAAACGTATACGAATCAACAACTTGATTAATCCAGTGATTAATCCAGCAGCTTTTCGGCCCTGGATCAATCAAAAACATAGGGTAAACCCTGTTTAATCCATTGATCCAGGCTTGCGGGAAGTCGTGGCCGAAGATGAATTCCTAAACGCTGGATTAATGGATTAATGAACCGGCCACGAAAAAACGCCCCGGCAGCTTTCACCACCGAGGCAGAACCGGCGCGACGCCGGAGAGGACCACCACACCACTGCCCTCATCAAGAAGGCAGGCCGTCTAGTGGCGTTGACACGTAAACACTTCAGGCTTCGGCAGTTTCCACCACTTCAGCCGGGGCCACCACGCCGAGCGTGTTCTTTAGGGCAGCCAGGAACAGGCGGCAGGTCTGTTGACGCTTGGTGTAACCATTCTTGCCAGGCAAAGCAGCGTCGCACTTCTTCACCAAGTCCAAGAACACGAACTTTTTTGCCCATGCCGGGGTTTCGTGGTAGCCCTCGACCTTCTTGGCGACAGCCGGATAGGCCGCAACCAGGATGTCAGAGGCAGCGCGGTACTTGCCGTGACCGGCCTTGATCAGGGCGACTTCGAGCAGCGAGTCTTTCAACGCGGCCAGGGCGACGCCGCCCTTAAAGACGGCCCCTTCCGCCGTGATCTGTTGCAGGTCTCCCTTCTTGGAGGCAAAAGCAACCAGGGAGTCGTTCATCAGGGTCGAAATTTCGTTTGTCATGGCTTAATCCTTCTGTGTTTGTGTGTGGGACGTTGCTTGCCGCAACCCTCAAAACACGACACGGTGCCATGCTCTGAGGGTTGCGCCTTCCTGCCGGGTTTGCCGATCCGGTGCGCGTCATGCCTGTAACGGTTTAGACGCGCTAGAAGGCGCAATTCGGGCTTGTGGTGCCAGCCCCCATACCAGGGCATCAGGGAGCGCCTATGCGACGCTTTGACGGTGTTATGGGGGTTCCCTAGGCTATCGGGCTATGCCGGACTCGCCACCGTCCAAACCTAGACGGCGCCCCATGCGGGCAATGAACGTCGGCCACAAGTAGCCCATGAACGCATGACATGGGCGAACCGACTGCGGGTTGTTAAAGAGCACGGCTTAGACCCTTGGACGATGGCCTGCGCTTCTCGGCACGCTGGGGTGCTGTCACGCTGGGGCTATCAGGATCAGGTGCCAAGGCAGCGATGCCACCCTGACACCCTAGGGCAGGCTGTGCTTTTCGTGCTTTTGGGCTGGCGTGGCCTGGCCGGGGGGCGGGGGTGGGACCAATGGTGTTGTGGTGGGGTGGCCGCTCACGTATTCCAGACACAACAACCCCTCATTTTCAAAAGTTACACCCACCCAAAATTTTCAGCCCCTTGCCCCAATCATTACAATCTGTTAACGTGTAAACACTATGGCCCGCCCCCAACGAAAAATTACAGTCGATGGCAAGGAGTACACGCTGCGCGAAGCCGCAGAGCACTTCGGCATACCACTGAACCTGCTCAAGGTCCGCATCCACCGCAAGTGGACGATGGAACAGGCCGTAGGACTGCACACAAACCCGAGGGCCACCACCCCTACCCCGCCCGACCAGCCGCAGGCCGAGACAGATGGACCGTGACAACGCCGCCGTCAGCCAGCACACCAAAATCACACCCGCGATGCTGCAAAAGCTCGCGGCAGACCCCGCGCAGTTCGGGCCGTGGGTGCGAGCCATCCTGGCCGACCACATTGACGAGTTCGACACGCTGATCCAGACCAGGCCGGAACTCATCACCACCGGTCAGCGCATGGAGTTCATGCAGTTCCTGGCGAAACTCGGCGACGCCTTCCCCAAAGCACTCGCCGGAGCAGCACTACCAGGCTCGGGGTTCAGCATTTCCATCAACTTGCCCGCCCCCGGCCAGGCCCCGCAGCCCCTGCAGCTGGTCCAAGAGGTCAAGGCAGAGCCACCGCCCGTTCCTGAAGCATGAGCCACGTCGCGTACACCCCCGTCGCCAGCGTGGCGCCGTTCCTGATGAGCGAAGACCTGGTGGATCTGATCTGCGGCCCGGTCGGCAGCACCAAAACCACGGCAGGCATCATCAAAATCGCCTACCACGCCAAGCGCATGGCCCCGTGCCGGGACGGCGTGCGCCGCAGCCGCTGTGTCTGGGTCCGTAACACCCGTGAGCAGCTGCGCGACACGTCGATCCCGGACTTCCTGAAGTGGTTCCCGGACGGTGTAGCCGGTGCCTACGCCAAGACGGACAACAAGTTCATCCTGAAGTTCGACGACGTGGAGTGCGAAGTGCTCTGGCGGGCCATGGAGGACGCCACCGACGTGCGAAAACTGCTGTCGCTGCAGGTGTCGTTCGCCGTGTTCGAGGAGTTCCGGGAGATCAACCCCGACGTGTTCGAGGCCATGCAGGGGCGCCTGGGTCGCTACCCTGACGGCATGATGGTGCCGCACCGGCCCGAGTGGGGTGTGGATGGCAAGGGGAACCCCATCCAGGGGTGTGTGACCGACGAAGGCAAGAGCAACCGGCACCAGTGGGGCATGTCGAACCCCCCGGACATGGACACGTACTTCGAGAAGCTGCTGTCCGAGCCACCAGACAACACGCAGGTGTTCATCCAGCCCTCGGGACTGTCGGCAGAGGCCGATTGGACGCACCTGCTGCCGCCCGACTACTACCCCGAGCTGGCGAAGGGCAAGAGCCAGGAGTACATCGACGTGTACATCCATGCCAAGTTCGGCAAGTCGCTCTCCGGCCAGCCGGTATTCCGCAGCTTCGATGCGGGCGTGCATGTCGCCCAGAAACCGCTGATCGTGCTGCCGTCCACCGTCATCATCGGCGTGGATGCGGGCCTGTCCCCGGCTGCGACGTTCGGCCAGGTGGACTACTCGGGCCGGGTCATCGTGCACGACAGCCTCTCAGGCAGTGCAGAAGGCATGGGGGCGCTGCGCTTCATCCGGGAGCGCATCAAACCGCTGCTGGCTGTGAAGTACCCCGGGCGCAGCGTCATCGTGGTGATCGACCCCGCAGCGTTCCAGCGAGCGCAGACCGACGAGCGCACCGTGGCTGAGATTTTCAAAGCGGAAGGGTTCAAGGTCGTCCCGGCCCGGACCAACTCCATCGCGGCGCGGCTCTCTGCTGTGGACCAATACCTGACGCGCACTGTCAATGGCAGCGCGGCCATCGTCCTCGACCGCGCAGGGTGCGCTCCGCTCATCACGGCGCTGCGGGGCAAGTACCGATACAAGATCAGCACCAAGGGCGAGATCGACGACAAGCCCGAGAAGTCCCACCCGTGGTCTGACCTGGCCGACTCGCTGCAGTACCTGTGCTTGCATGCGGACGGCGGGTCCATCGTCGGAGCCAACGTCGGCACCGGCAGGAGAGAAGTGCGTCGTGTCGCGTCAGGTGGCTGGACATAGCAGAGTGTTTACAGGTAAACTCTTTCAAACCATGCGCAAATAATGTTCGGACTAAAACCCCCGCCCTCCTCCCCGATGGGACCGGCCCAGCCGAGCCCCACGACGAACGCGCTTGTGGCGCAGGGTGGCCGCATGCCCATCACGTCCTACGGTGGCGTGGTGGCGATCAGTCAGAAGCGCCTCTCGCAGGAGGCCAGGGCCAAGGTCGAAGAACGCCAGGCCGAGCCGGAGATCCAGAGCCTGGTGCAATACCTGCGGCAGTGCTGGTGGAAGGCCCGCGACCACAAGCGCATGACCGTCGAGCCGGACCTGTTCAGCAACCTGCGGCAGCGCAAGGGCGAGTACGACCCCGACAAGCTCGCAAAGATCCAGCAGCAAGGCGGCTCCGAGGTCTTCATGACCCTGACCGGCAACAAGTGCCGTTCCGCATCGAGCTGGATCAAGGACGTGTATCTCGGCCAGCAAGGCGACCGCCCCTGGACCGTTGGTCCCGGCAACTACCCCGAGCTGTCGGATGACGTGCATCAGCAGATCATCGCGCAGGTCCAGCAGGCGATGCAGCGAGCCCTGGCAGCGGGGTACCAGCCCCAGCCTGGCGAAGCCTACGAGCTGGCCCAAACGATCAAGACGCAGACCCTCAGCGCCATGAAGGAAGAGGCGGCACGCCGCGCCGAGCGCATGGGCGACAAGATGGAAGACCAGCTGCTGGACGGTGGCTGGATGCAGGCCATGGCCGACTTCATCGACGACCTGGTGACGTTCAAGGCCGCGTGCCTGAAGGGTCCGGTCGTGCGTCGGCAGCGGAAACTGACATGGGAGGCAGGCCCCAACGGCACCTACGCGCCCCAGGTGCAGGACCAGCTCGTGCCGGAGTTCGAGCGCGTCTCGCCGTTCGACATCTACCCTTCCCCGGACTCCTACGGTGTGGAGGACGGCTACCTGTTCCAGCGGCATCGTCTGACCCGTCGCTCGCTCCTGGCCCTGAAGGGTGTGGAGGGGTACGACAACGACGCCATCGACTACGTGCTGGACCAGTATTACCTGCAGGGCTGGACCGAGTGGCTGTTCGGGGACGCCGAGCGTGCCGACGTTGAAGGCCGGTCGCCGCCGTTCCTGCGGGGCAACCCGGACGAGCGCATCGACGCGCTGCAGTTCTGGGGTTCGGTCAATGGCCGTCGTCTGATCGACGACTGGCACATGAGCGAGAAGGACATCCCGGACCCCAACGACGACTACGAGATCGAGGGCTGGCTGATCAACCAGACGGTCATCAAGTGCATGCTCAACCCCGACCCGCTGCGTCGGCGGCCGTACTACGTGACGGCCTACGCCAAGGAGCCGGGTAACTTCTGGGGCACCGCGCTGCCCGAGGTCATCGCTGACATCCAGGCTGTGTGCAACGCCACGGCCCGCGCCCTCGTGAACAACATGGGCATCTCCTCTGGACCACAGGTCGCTGTGACGGTGGACCGGCTGCCGCCTGGTGAGGACGTGACGAACGTCTACCCCTGGAAGATTTGGCAGTTCACGTCCGACCCGACTGGCTCGCAGCAGAAGCCCATCGAGTTCTTCCAGCCCAACCCCATGGTGGCCGAGCTGATGGGGCTGTACGAGAAGTTCGAGCAGAAGGCGGACGACTACACCGGCATCCCCAAGTACCTGGTCGGTGGCGAGACCACCGGTGGTATCGGTCGCACATCGTCGGGCCTGTCCATGATGCTGCAGAACGCGGGCAAGGCCATCAAGCAGGTCGTGACCAACATCGACGTGGACGTGACCGAGCCGCTGCTCAAGCGCCTGTACGACTTCAACATGCGCTACGCGACGGACCCCGACCTCAAGGGCGACATCGACATCGTGGTCAAGGGTGCGAACGCTGTGGTTGCCAAGGATGCCTTGCACCTGCGACGCAACGAGTTCCTGCAGGCCACGAGCAACCCCATCGACATGCAGATCGTGGGCGCAGAAGGCCGTGCGACGGTGCTGCGCGAGATCGCCAAGGGCCTGGACCTGGACACGGACAAGATCGTGCCGGACTCCGAGATGATGAAGATCCGCGCCGCGTCGATCAACCAGAACATCGCCGCGCAGAACGCCCCCAAGCCTGGCGCACCAGGTGCCCCCGGCAGCCCGCCCTCCGGCCAGCAGCCCCTGCAGGCCAACGGCGCCCCGCACCCCGGCATCAAGCCTACACCCCACCCCGGCATGGCCCCGCAGCAGCCCCAGCTGCGCAACCAGGCAGGCAACCCCTCTTCCATCATGACGCCAGTGGCGCACCTGTAGACCACGGAGCCTGACCCATGTCGAGCGGCAACATCACCCTGTATTCGGCCAACAAGAACCACCTGAACATCGCGGACGTGCTGGCGAACGGAGCGAAGCTCGCGCTGCTCACAAGCGCCTACACGCCGAACAGTCTGATCACTGGCGAATCGGTGTGGGCCAGCATCTCGGCCAACGAGATTGCTGCAGGCAACGGCTACACGGCGGGCGGCATCGCGCTCTCCGGCCTGGCTGCGGTGGCCCTGGGGAACAACCTAGGGTACCAGCTCAACTCGAACAGCCCTGTGTGGACGGCCACGGGCGGCAGCATCCCGAACTGGCGCTGGGGCGTGCTGTACGTGCCTGCCACGCTGTGGGGGCTCACCACCCCCCTGCTCGGCTACTTCGTAGGGGATGCGACCCCTGCAGACATTCCGGCCACGACGATCACCAACACGCTCACGATCAACACCCCAGCGAACGGCTGGTTCACTGACCAGTAAGCAGCTGACGGGGCGCCATGGCAAGCAGCAGCATCGTCTACGACAACAAGAGCGCCGGGTCGGTAGCGTCGGCCACGTCGCTGACCGTCGCGCATACGTGCTCAAGCAGCGCGAACCGCGTGCTGTTCATCAATGTGGTCCTGGCCGCGTCCGACGTGCTCACAAGCGTCAAGTACGCAGGCGCGTCGGCCACGCTGCTCAACAAGTACGGTACGTCCACAAACAACGGTGCCTTTGTCTACGCCTACATGCTGGTAGCGCCTGCAACGGGCACCAACAACATCGTCGTCACGACCAGCTCGGCCTCATACATCGGCGTCCAGGCCGCGAGCTACACGGGTGTCGCGCAGACAGGCACGTACTCCGCATCCAGCACACCCGCATACGATGACGGCGATGGCCAAGTAACGTCGAACCCGATCAACGTCGGGGCAGGCGGCTGCCTGTTGGCGTTCGTCTACATCCAGGACGGAACGAGCACCATATCGGCTTCACCCCTGCAGACGCTGAGTTCGTCCACAACCTACGGGGGTATCGGGGCAAGCGCGGCGTACACGGCGTTCAACGGCAGCAGCGTCACCAGCACAATAAACGAGTCCGGCTCGGACAACCTGGCGATCTTCACGATTGCGCTGGTCGCTATCGCCACAGGCACTATCACCGTGGTCGGCCCCCCGGCTTACAAGGTGGTGCAGCGCAGCGGCACGACAGGCAGCCTGGCGATCAGCGGCACGTACACAGGCACCCCAACAAGCGTCCAGGCCACCGCGTACAACCTGGCCACAGGTGCGCAGGTCGGGGCGTTTGTGACGATGACCGCAAGCAGCGGCAACTGGAGCGGAACACTTACCAACATCCCGCAAGGCGGCTGGTACGGCGTGGCCGTGCAGTTTTCCAACGACTTCGCTACAGGCGCGGTCTCCACGAACAAATGGGGCGTCGGTTGCCTGGTCGGTTGCATCGGCGGCACCATCATGGCCGCAGCCAATACGTCCGGCAGCGCCGTCACACCCAATGCGCTTCTAGCCCAGTACAACGGCGCATGGTCAGCGCGTGCTGCCGGCGGCGATGCGCTTACGACCCTTGGGAACGCCCTCATCACTGCGCTGGGTTCCGTGCCCGTGGCGCTGCTGCCCTATGCCGTCAGCGGGTCTGGAGCAGACATTACGTCCGGTGTCACCAACTACTGGTGGAACAGCCAGGGCAATCCAAGTCCAACAACAGGCAACGCATACAACGCATTCAAGGCGGCGTGGACAGCTATCTCCAGCAAGCTGGAGTGCATTGTGTTCGACGTAGGGCAGGCAGACGCTATTGCGGGGACGGACCCCGGCGTCGCGACGCAGTACAGCTACACCCAAGCGGCCACTGACGCCGGGATAGCCGAGACACGGGTTATCGGAGTTCCGCTGGGTTCGTACACAGGAGGCTCCTCGACCTGCACGGATGCGACTTGGGAAGTTGCAAAGCAGCGGGTCATTGCACAAGGAGCGAATATGACGCTCGCCAGCGCGATGGCAGACTTGGCGCTGAGTGCTGACGGCCTCACCTACACGGCTGCTGCGATGGTGACTTACGGGACACGCCTCAGTGTTGCGGTCAAGTATGCGTTGGGGCTGAGTACCTCTTCCCCCCGTGGTCCGAGTTTTTCGAGTTCTTGCGCGCTGCGCCCCAGCGGAACGTCGCCGGTCATCAATGTCACGATGACCAACCACCTTGGGACGAACTTCACGCCCGCCTCTGGTTCGGCTTTGACAGGATTCCGAGTTACTGTAAATGGAAATCCTGTTGCGATCAGCAGCGCGGTGCATAAGGCCAGCACCAGCAACCAGATCACCATCACGCTTGCAGCATCGCCCCAGGCAACAGACCAAGTATACCTATACTACCAATACGGAATGGCGCCAAATGTCAGCGCCCCCATCCTGGACAACAGCACGTACCTCCTGCCAGCGATGCAGGACGTAGGTAACAACGGGGGCATCACGGTCAACGCCCAGGCGAGCCTAGCTGCAGGGGTCTTGACCACAGACGGATCGACACCGGCCGCGAACCTCACGGGCCTGCAGTACGCCTACTTCGACCAAAACCTCCCTTCGTCCTTGGCCGCTCCAATCGCCAAGGGGTCGAACGCTTCGACCGACGCCAACGGCAACTTCAGCATCAGCATCGCGGGCACTGCCAGCCTGGTCGGCGCCACAGGCTTCCTGATCATCGACAACACCAACGGTAGCGCACAGACCGCCTTCTCCGGGTATGCAGGCCCCGTCGTTGTGAGCTGACATGACGATCTTTTTCAAGGGACAGCTCACTTCCAGTGGCAAGCTGATCTTCGCAAAGCAGCTCAACCCGTCGCTCGTGGTTGCGCCAGGAAGCGGTACAACAACGCTGACCGGCAACGCTCCGAGCGTCGTCCGCACAGTCAAGGTCTGGTCCTCCCCGAACAGCGGCGCAGTAACGCTGACCGGCAACGCGCCTACCGTCACACGGACCCAAAACAAGGCCGTGTACCCCAGCAGCGGCGCGGCCACTCTGACGGGCAACGCCCCCCACGTCACGTACCAGCGGAACGTGTACCCGCTGCCCGGTAGCTTGACGCTCGCAGGAGGCCACCCCACCGTTGCTCGGACACAGAACATCCAGGTGTACCCCGCCAGCGGCACCCTGGCGCTCGCGGGCAACACGCCCAGCGTCGCCTACACGGGCCTGCGGCTGTCGCTGCCGAACTCTGGACAGCGCACTCGTACTGGTCAGACACCATCCGTAATGAGGACCAACAACCAGTTCGTGTCCCCTGGCAGCAGCACCCGCGCACGGGCCGGTCAGCTATGCCTTGTCATCAGTCCGAACGCGCAGTACACCACGACGGCCCCCCGGCGACAGCTCGGCATCGTGGCGGCGCCGCGCACAGGCACCTACACAGCACAGGCGCGAACCACCGCATGCGAGGCCGTGCCGCGCCAGCTGGTCTACGCCGCAGCCAGTCGCACCACCCTGCGCATCGCCCCACCCCGCGACTACCTTGAGACAGCCTAGCTATGTTCAGCCCCATTTCGCCCAATGAGACCGTCACGCTGACCTTCAACTTCAGCAATCTGTGTACGGCCATCGCCGCCATTGATTCCGTCAACGTGACGCTGCTGTCGGGCACAGACCCGAACCCCGCTCACATCAAGAATGCCGCCCCCGTGATCTCGGGCACCAACGTGCTGCAGTCCGTTTCCGGCTGCATCAGCGGCTGCACGTACAAGATCAACGTCCTCGTCACGGACACAGGCACCCCACCCCAGATTTGGGAGCTGGCCGAAACACTTCCAGCGCAAGCAGTCTGACTTGACGCGTCCGTGCAATGTAGTAAACTGTTTACACGTCAACACATAGCATGACCATGCGTCCGACCGACAACGAAATCGAAGCGATGGCAGAACTGTCCAGACTTCCGCACTGGAAGTTTGTGCATGCGCTGCTGGAGCGCGAGATCGCGGCCCAGTCGGACACGCTGGCTCAAGCTACGGAGTTGCACGCCATCCACCGCGCCCAAGGCGCACTTTCAGCTTTGAAGGGGTTCGTGGAGCTTGTCGAAAAGGCAGGCTCCCTGACCCTGGAGAAGCGCGACAGGCACACCAAGGTTGGCCCGCGCACACCTGCAATCGCAGGCGCGTGGACCTGATTTGACGCCGGAGAAACCACCCCATGTCCAACCTACCTGCATCCATCCAAGCTCAACTCGCCCAAGCAGACGCCATCCAAGCTCAGTTGTCCACGCCTGTTCCGCAAGGTCAAAGCGTTTACACCAAAACGGCTAGCACACCTGCCCCGACGCCAGCACCGGAGGTTGTAGCTCCCACGCCAGCACCGGAAGCCCCCGCACAAGTTCGGGCTCCTGATGTCACGGAGCAACGGTTGAGGACGCTTCAAGGTAAGTACGACGCGGAAGTCCCGCGCCTGCATGCGCAGGTACGCGACCTCAGTTCCGAAAACCAGACGTTGAAAGACGCCCTGGCCCAGGAACGCGCCCATCGTGAAACGACCGCGAAGCCGCTGGTATCGCAGCAAGACGTAGACACCTTTGGCAAGGATCTCGTGGACTTGATTGCCCGCCAGGCAGAAGAAATCGCAGCTCAGAAGACTGCGGCATTGAAGAAATCGTTG